CGCAGTCACCTGTGGCAGATGATGCACCGCAGTTACCTGTGGCAGATGATGCACCGTAGTCACCTGTGGCAGATGATGCACCTTTGTAACCTGTGGCAGATGATGCACCGTAGTCACCTGTGGCAGATGATGCACCGTAGTCACCTGTGGCAGATGATGCACCTTTGTAACCTGTGGCAGATGATGCACCGTAGTCACCTGTGGCAGATGATGCACCGTAGTTACCTGTGGCAGATGATGCACCGCAGTCACCTGTGGCAGATGATGCACCGCAGTTACCTGTGGCAGATGATGCACCTTTGTAACCTGTGGCAGATGATGCACCTTTGTAACCTGTGGCAGATGATGCACCGCAGTTACCTGTGGCAGATGATGCACCTTTGTAACCTGTGGCAGATGATGCACCTTTGTAACCTGTGGCAGATGATGCACCGTAGTCACCTGTGGCAGATGATGCACCGTAGTTACCTGTAGCAGAGGATGCACCGCAGTCTTCATCACTTCCAGCTTCTTTTTTAACTCTACTCATGGTAAAATCAATGGCTGCCTTTACCAGTCCGGAAATATCCAATCTCGCACCAATCTTTATTTTTGTAGATGCAACCTTGGAATCATCTTCACCTATGTCAAATTCACCGCTCTGCTCCACTTCATGGTAAACAGATTCGTTCGGAGAATAATAATTAAAGCAATCCAGTGGATATTCGTAAGCGTGAAATCCACTATGACAAGCATCTGCTGTCTCCTCTTCGTACTCCTTACCTTCTTCGTACTGGAATCCACGGCAAGTCATGTCTTTGTTGAATCCTTTATAGCTTTTGATAATCTCAGCCATCAGTCCACCTCCGCACACTTCAGACCGTCCTCGGTCACTACCAGTACTCCTGCTGCAATCAGCGCATTGATGGTACTCTCACTTGCTCTCTCGATAGGTATAATCTGCTTTTTCATTCTTTCTTCTCTCCTTTTCTCGTGATTGTAATCTTCGGGTTCTTCATGCCAATCTGGTCGGCATATAACTCTGCCAGAATGCGCATTGCTCTGTCAGCTTGTTCCTCAGTCATTGCAGACATCCGCATCCTCCTATTCTTTCAAAAAATACTCTGCTTTTACCTTAAAATACTTAGCTAACACGACAGCATTTTTTAATGTCGGTTCAGCATCAGGTCTGTTCTGCCAGTTACTCACAACGTTCTGTGCAATACCTGTGTCTTTGCACATCTTGTAAATCGAAACTCCTTTTTGTTTGCATAATTCATTGATTTTTTCATACAAACACAATATATACACACCTCCTATCTATATATAGTGGTTGCATATACTTCACTTTTGTGATATTCTTTAGTTGTCACACAAAAGAAAGGACACATCTATGAAGTACTTGCAATTAGTAAAACAAGTTGCTTTTAATTTGTGAAGCACTTTACTTGTTTATAATACTTTATATTTGTGAAGTAGTCAATACAAGATTGTGAAGTATTTTATATTTGTGAAGTATTGCTAATTTATGTATGAGATTTTTGTGCAATTATGCAAATCAAAAGGGATAACTACATACAAAGTATGCAAAGATTTAGGCATAAGTCAGGGTACTATCAGTAATTGGAAAAACAGAGGGAATAATTTGTCCACTGCTATTCTGAAAAAGATTGCCGATTATTTTGAGGTATCTATCGAATATCTTATAAATGGCGAAGATGTAAAATGGGATCCCGCAGGACAGACGATGGATTACACTATTTCTCTATCCGAAGAAGAGCAGGATTTGCTAATGAAATACCGCAAAGCAGATGATACCCAAAAAGAAATGATTAGGCGAATATTAGCCTATTCAGATAAAATGTAAAAAGGAGAAAAACTATTATGGAAGAAACAAAGAAATGTAAATACTGTCAATCAGACATTCCGAAGAAAGCTACGGTTTGTCCAGTATGCAAGAGGAAACAATCAAGTACGCTTAAAGTAGTTTTAATTTGTCTTGCCGTGTTTTTTGCGATTGGAATTGTTGGCTCTTTATCAGATGATTCCTCTGACAGTTCATCGAGTTCTACCACCACACAAAAGCAGAGCACATCTACATCCACGAAAGAAACTACTGTGCAACAAGAAGAAGTAATTGAATATACCGCAATTACGGTGGAACAGCTTGACAGCGATTTGAAAGACAATGCTTTGAAAGCAACCGATTCTTACAAAGGAAAATATTTAGAAATTACTGGTAGACTTTCAAATATTGATGCAAGTGGAAAGTATATCAGTCTATCGAATGACGAAGTTTTAGATGTTTACGGTGTACAGTGTTATGTAAAATCAGATGAGCAAAAGCAGAAAGTCATGGACATGAAAATAGATGAACATTACACTATCCGAGTAAAAATTAAAGATGTCGGAGAAGTTATGGGATATTCCGCTGATATAATTGAATTCGTAGACTAAAGATTAAGCCACTTTTATAGTGGCTTTTTCTATCAGAAAGGAACAGCAATGATTAACTGCGCAATCTACCCACGTAAATCCAAAGCCGTGGACAACTCCGACAGCATGGATGTGCAAATTGATATGTGCCGCCGGTACTTGGATGACAAGTACGGCTCCGGGAATTACACTGCCACGGTTTATGATGGAGACTACGGGATCACCGGACACTCCACCAAAAAGAGAAAAGACTTTCAGCGAATGATGCGGGATGTGTCTGATAGAAAAATCCAACTTGTTGTCATTCAGCGGTATGACCGTATCGCACGTAATACCCGAGATTTCTGCAATTTATATCACGATATGGAAATCAACGGTTGCAACCTTGTCTCAGTCAGTCAGCAGATCGACACCACTACACCCTATGGAAAAAACTTCATGTATATGCAGGCATCAATGGCAGAATTGGAATGGGCCTTAAATTCCGAACGTAGAAAAGATACCATCCGTTATGCGGCATCCATTGGGAAGTCTATACTCCCGGATCACTCTACACCGTTTGGATACCACAACGCTGTCGTGAATGGAGTGCGCAGACTGGTAAAGGAAGAACAATGGGAAGATGCTGTTGCGGATTTGTTTGAATACTATCGCAAATATCGAAACTACTCTGCCACCGCCCGGTATATCAACCAACAGTACGGCACTAATTTTGAGATTCAGGCTATCAAACGCATAATCCGCAGTCATTTTTATTATGGATGTTACAAGGATAATGATAATTTCTGTGAGCCATATATATCTAAAGAGGACTGGCAGGATCTCCAACAAAAGAGACCAGTAATACGCACTGAAGGAAACAAACGGACCGAGGTATTATTCTCCGGTATGATCCGGTGCCCGGAGTGCAATCGGCTGATGCGGTCCTGTCAGAAGAGCCACCGAAGCGGTAATGTGTATCGGTACTACCACTGCGAATATCACTCTACCAAAATGTGCGGATTTGCCAAGGTGAAATCTGAGAATCTTATCGAGGAGATGCTACTGAACCGTGTCGATACCTTTTTGGCAGAACGTGAAGCGGCTATGTCAGATCAGAAATCAGAGAAAAAGCACTCAACCAACAATGTATCAAAATACCGGGCAGAGTTGGACAGGCTTAACACAATGTTCCTAAAGGGCAGAATAAGCGAAGAATACTACGACACGGAGTATTTAAGGCTAAATGATTTAATTGGGCAGTATGAAGCTTCTAGGCAGTCTCACGACAGCGTTAAACACTTGCAAGAGGTGTTTGTGTCAGACTGGAAAGAAATGTACAAGGATCTCGATAAACTGCACCGAAAATTCTTTTGGCGAGATGTAATCCGGCAGATAGTCGTTGACGATAACATGAATGTAATTGATGTTATTTTTTTATAACGCTTTTGGTTGCCTTATGTGACGGTTGCTTGATCAAACAACAATTAAGGCAGTACATAAAATCCCCCGCCGGATCTGATCCGATGGGGGATTGCTTCTTAATTATAAAATACCGCCTGTATGCTGTTGTATCCAACTTTTCCGTCTTTTACCAAGTTCAGCTTGCCCTGCACTGCAATGGTCTCTTTTCGCGCATCTTTTCCATACTTGCCATCTTTGTCCTGATCATGCCCCAAAATCTCATTGCAACGTCTCTGCCACCACTTAACTACCGCTCCTGTGGAGCCAACCTTATAAATCAGACCGACTCTCTTCGCCTGCAGGCAGATCTGCCGCCGCACATATTGAGTATTAGGACCATCTTTGCCATCTTCGACCAGTTTTCTCCCTTGTGCATCCTTGTAACCGTCTGCGTTTGCAGCTTTCTGGAAATTCTGAATATTGATATTACAGGTTTCTTCTCTTTGCGCCTGTACTGATACCATTTCAAAGTCGGTATAAAAGATATTGATATCACACTTACCACTGATTCCAGGGACAACTCCGGATGATGTATACTGCCAAATGTCTGCAAGGTTCAGCTCTGCTGCCGTCAGACTGGTGCCGTATCTTGCATACCAGACATATACTTTCCCCAGTGCTGCAACGATCTTATCCATGTCAAAATAATTTTTGAGATAATCCCTGTTAGTGTAAATCACCGGAACATGTCCTCTTTCCTTTACTCTGGAAAGGAAAGCAATGGCCATATTTGTTGCCAAATCTTTTGTGATGTTCACACCCTTCGTTCTGGCGTATCTTACGGTATCATATTCGAGATCATATGCAACCGGACATTTATTCCAATATTTCTCTACCTGGTCGCAGCAATAGTCCGCTTCATTTTTTGACATAAGCACTGATAATGCATACGAAAACCAGTAAATGACAGCTGCCACTCCCAAATTAAAGCATGCCAGCGCATTGCTCACAAATTTTTCGTCTACATTATTCTTACCGTAACCGGCGCGGATACCGATGCGCTTGTAGCCAGCATCTCTCACTCTTTTAATGTTTACATTCCCGTTATGTTTGGAAATGTCAGGTCCTTTATACAATGCTTGTTTCATATTTTTTCTCCTTTTATTTTTAAAAATTTTACGTTTGTAAATGATTGATTTATTTTTTGCTTTTAATCTCCGCCCATCGGCTATCACTCCTTCTGTAAATGGCAAGTTACAAATGAAAATAGAACAGAAAACAGGTGAATATAAAAATCAAAAATTAAATAAACCCGTAACAATATGTAGTGTTACTGTAACACCTGGTTTGTGGTTAATAATTGGATATATTGATGGCAATATATCATCTGATTTTATATACAATAATACCCTTTTCGATCAAACTGTTAGAGAATCAATGATTGGCGGTGGTGGAAGTATAAACGTAATTTTAAGAGGGATAGATACAACTACCACTGTCAATTTATCCACTTATGACTTTGTTAATGTAACATCCGATCTCACCTATAGAGGAACTCTTACCGCAATTTGTTTAAAACCTTATTTATAAATTTAATTGACTAAATATAATACTTCGACAAAAGCATCGTACGGTATAATTATCTGATTTGATCCAGATATTTTACCCTCTATTGACACATTCTGATCTGTTACAACACCATTAATATGTATATTATCAGCCAAGTCTCTGTTAAACAAAGCCCATGATTTAATGGCTATTGGAGTATAACCTTCTTTTTTTATTGGAAATAATAGTGAAAAATTTCCAGGGTTTACTGTAGTTTCTACGCCTAACCGTATTTTAAGTACTTCTAATCGTGGTAACTTGCCATTTACATCACTTAATCCCCCAGTGATAGTACCGTCACCAATAGTCGAAATATCGGTAGTTCCGATAAGACTTATAAGTGATTTAAGATTTTTTACAGCCAGTTTAAGTTTTCCAAAAATAGATGATAACTTTTCTCCTGTCGTTAATTCCTCTAAAGTTGTTGCTTCTTCAAACGCCGCAGTCAAATTACTACCGTCACCAGTTTTGGTCAAATAGTTTGTCAAATCTGTTTTGGGAATTGCATCTATTTTTTCATCAACAGTGGTTTTGTCATAATAATTTGTCAAATCAGAAACTTTTTTTGTAATGTAGCCAGCATCATTTTCTAATTCGCTGACTTTTGTAGGTATACCTCCTGTTTGCTGTTTTGCCTGCTCCATATAATACTTTGCGTTATCTGTATCTTCTCCTTCTCTTGTTCCGGTTCCACCAACGGCATAAGATTCAGACAATACAGATTTTGCATTTGCGGATTGCGCATAAGCAGATGCATTTGCGGATTCTACTCTAATATCTGCTAAATAATTAGGCTGTAGCATAGCATCTGTTACTGATCCCGTTTTGATTGAAAAAGAATAAGTCTTATTCTTTCCAGTACCAGTCACTGATACAGCTATGGTTGCAGAATCTTCAAATGTCAACACCGGAATCATAGAACCAATATCAGCCGTAAACTGTGTTCCATCTTCTGTAGTCATGGTAATGATTCCATCATCAGACATGGAAAAGCCAACAGGTATTTTTTCAATATTAAGGTCAAAAATTACTTTTTCACCGTTGTACTTTGTAATAGTAATAATACCGGTTGTTTCATCCATAGTCCAATCAGCAATATTTCCGTTTATTGCAGACTTGTCTACTTTTAAGGCATCCTGTAATATGATACGGTTGTCCAACGCATCAATAGCAGAATCCATCTGATTAAGATTGTATGCATCTAAATCCGTGTTTTCACTTGGATAATCTTCCCAGTTAATTCTGGTATAAACCTTATTCAGCGCCATCTGCAGATACCTCACTTTCTTTTTCTCTGTTTCTTTCTGCCAATTCTACATTGATTTGATTATCTGCGGCTCTGTTAATCTGCCCGGCAATATCATTCACAATGAGCCGCTTAATCTCAATCGGTAGACCACATCCGTTAAAAAGATTTACAATAGACTGTTCAAATTCTCTGATTTCTAAGCTGTTCATATTCCTTCTCCTATCCTATGAGGTTGTATGCCTTAAGAGCATCTATCAAGCTGTTTAATGTGGTAGCAATACTGTATGTACTGGTAGAACCTGGTGAAGTGATTTTGCTCACAGTCTTTTTTGTTGAACCACTTGTCGCACCAAAAAACGCTACATTACCACCGCTTTTTCCAACTAACACATTTCTCGCAACCACTGAAAAATGATCGGTAGAAATGTAAGCTAAATTATTGCCATAATTGTCCTTTAAATAATATGTTCCGCTGCTGGATGCCCAAGTGGTTGCACTTGCATATATATTTAAAAACCCTCCACTTCCACGAATTTGTATTCCTTCACTAGTTGCTTTTGAATAATTTAGTGAAGAACCTACACTTATTTCACTACTTGTGATTTTCGTTGAAATAGAAGATGCAGCAAAAGAAATTCCATTTCTATCCAACGACATAGAATTTCCGCCAGATGAAAAACTTATTGTTCCAAGACTTCCAGATATTTTTAAGTCACCTTCCAGTGTTGCATCTTTCAAATTTGCACTTCCGTCTGCTTTCAAAACTACTTTATTCCCAAGTGATATACCATCTGTGCCAATATATACACCACTGTTTCCAGTACCCAAAGAACTAGAACCGTAATACATTTTTCTTGATTCAATTGTAAATCCGGCAATATTTCCGCTTGATGCAGTTATTTTTCCAGATAGGTCAACATCTTTTGCGGTTATTTTTCCTTCTTTAGAAATAGAACAGTTTGTTGCAGAAAGAACAAATCTATTCCCGGAAATACTTACCTGTCCGCTCTCAATGCTCAACTGCGAACTGACATCACCTTTTGAAACTTTCAACTTGATTTGGTCTGCTTGAACTGAGATTGCCGCCGCCAATTCTACTTCTGCATCTATTGCCCTTTTTGCTTCAAGTTCAATCTTTCCAGCTGTCTGTGTAATCTTCGTATCCAGTCCACTTTCTACATCCTTGATTTCAGACCGAGTTTCCTCAACAGTACGTTCTAACTCATTTGTTTTTCCAAGTAATTGCTTAATATCATATTCATAACCATTTACCTTTTTGGTACGGTATTCTTTACCTTCGCTAAAATAACTGTCTTGCAATTTCTGAATACCATTTAAGGTTCTTTGCATTACATACGTGTAAACTAAATCTGTTTTTGTATTTACTCTGATTCCGTCACCGACTTCTATACAAGGGTTTCCTTGCGCTGTAATTTTTGCCGGTCTGTACCATATTCCGTAAATAATACTAAGGACATTGTCTGCTATGATCTGCAACTCTTTTGCAGATTTTCCATATACCAAAAAATTGTTTTCAATAATATAGCAGTTATTTCCAGTACCGGATATTGCACCAATATCACTTTCAGTCTGTCGAATTTGTAATTTATCAATTTTTTTGCATATATAATCTTCGTATTGGCAAGATATGTAACTGTTGCCCGGAACTTTTGTGACATTTGTGTTAGACTGAGGATATAACCCTTTTTGAGGATATAACCCTTTTTGGGGATACAATCCCTGGCTCATCATCTGCAAAATTATGTACTGAAGTTTTCCATTTCTACCGAAATGTCCAAAACATCCGTTTATTTCACAAATTGCTTCTAATACTTTTTTACCTGACAATTCACTTGGCTTTATAGTTTTTTCAACTAGCATTGAATCGTTTACAAGACTAATTGTCTCAGAATCAATACCTAAATATTCGCAAAAACTGTTTCGAAAATTTAATAATGATAAAGGAAACGCTAAACTGTTGTACCATGCAGATACGTCGGCATTTGCAACGTCGTACATTTTGTCATAAGCTGTGATGTCTCTATATTTTCTATCTCCAGATTTTTCATCAGATATTACATTATAATAACCATATTGGAATGGTTTTTCAGAATGTTCTCCCAAAATAGAAAAAACACTAAGTTTTTTGTTTTTTAAACTGCTGACGGAATTTGTTACACGAAATTTCAGTTCAGATGCTTCACAACATCCAAAACGTAATTCGTTTTCCGAACAAAGTCCCTCTTTCAAAGACCATTCCTCGCAGTGCAAATCTGTATTGTCGAGTGTACCGCCATTGAATTCAATATACATTTCTCTCTTTATGGAATTTTTAAGAAATAATGATTCATATTCGTAATTAATCATATCAATATCCTATAAATGCAATTCTTAATGGTGCATATTGTATTTTGTTATCTTTTATAGTTTGTATCTGAGGTTGCGGTTCTGCCATATACGCATCCTGCGTTACATATCCGTTATATTCCAATATAAAAGCGGTAATTGTAACTTTTCTTTCCAATTCATTGATATAGTTTCTACGGATCATATCCATGATTTGTTCATATTGTTCATTATTTAACGGGATAGTTTCAAACTCGCACTTGATAGGTACATGGGAAAGAGCTTCCCTATGCAATAAACCATTTGCATCTCGATATGAGTCAAGGTCCTGAACAGAAACATATCCCTTGTATGTTTTTTCTTTTATATACTTCATATTGAATATTTCATTGCCTATTTTTAATAAAAACCCGGAATACATAACTTACATACACCTCCTTAATACTGAAATGCACTTCTTCCGGTGCGTTGAATATAGCTGTCGTTCTGCTTCTTTACAACGCGGAACACTTCCCAACCGTCAATGTTTATAACAATATCTCTGCTCTCGCCTTGCCGGTAATATCCACTCTCTTGCAATGCTTCAACCATAGCTTGTTTCATGGTTGACAGAGGAGACACCACTTCGGTCTCTCTGTTGTTGTCACCCAGTATAGCTGCAAACTCTCTTGACTGCCTGGGAACAACCGTACCGGTTGCAAGACGGGGCAGTGATACTGGTGTGATGTTAAATCCGATATGCTTTCCACCAATGCCGGGCACTATATCGGGGATGTCAAAACTAATTGCATTCAGCGCACCGATGATTCTGTTAATGCTTCCCTCAACTATATCAATGATGACATTAAGAATGCCCTTAAGGACATCTTTCACACCTTCCCATGCCTGCTTCCAATTTCCGGTAAATACTCCAGTGATAACCTTGATCAAACCGCTTAAAATATCAATTACATGAGATATAATGTTTTTAACCATTGTAAGAAAAGGCTTTAACTGTCCAGACATAGCCTGGATGCATACCTTCCATTTTATCGATACAAGGTCCAATACGGTTTTCAGAAACTCAAATATAGTTCCGATTTCTTCCGATTTCTCAACGAACATATCTCCCATGTCGGAGAAAAACTGAGACACATCGTTCAATATTCCAACAAAGGTCTCTCCGAGGAATGCTGCAAACGGGGCAAACACTTCGTTCCATATCTCATTCAGATACGGGGAAATCACTTCAAATGCCTTATTACAAGCTTCTACTGCACTGGCCAACAGATTAAAAAATGCCGGTAGTGCATCTTCAATTACGAAACTACCGAGTGGCTCTAAAACATTCTCAAACAGCCACAGCAGACCGTCCCCGATATCGTCTACCAATGGCTCAATGGCTGTTTTTAATTTTTCAAAGCTGTCAATCAGCGGTTGGAAATCAATATTTTTAAACCAGTTCTGCAGGCTTTCTTTTATCGGGTCAAAAATGGATTTCAGTTTGCTTGCCAATCCCGCAATCTTGCTTTCAATCGGTGCAACCTCAAACATATCGTTGGGAGACACCGTACCACCTGCACCGCTGTTGTCCTGCTTGGACTGGTTATTCAGTTCATCAATACTTGCTAATGATCCTTTTGCTTTCTTTGCCGCCGCCGCGGTCCCGTTAAGGCTCTTTGCATAGTTCTCTTGCACCTTGATAGCCTTTGTGAAGGTACTTGCTCCGGTCAGTGCCGCAAAAAACTGCCCGACATAATTCATGGCAGTGCTCAACAAGCTGATAAGCCTTGTCAAAATCGGTTCTATTACCGTCAGAATCGGTGCAAATGCCACAGCGAAGCTATTCTTTAACTGCGTGAGAGCCGATTTAAGGTTGCTCAATGCCGTGTTGGTAGGATTTACACCATCATTGAATTGAGCAAGGTTCTTTAAGCCCTCAACCATCGCAGAGCGCAACTTATTGATAAGTGCTATCAGACTTTGAACTCCAAAAACATATTTAAGCATGGTTTTTAAACCAACTTTGAAATTTCCACTGCTTTTTTTAGCAGAATCTCCCATTTTTCTGATAGATTTAGATGCTTTTTCAGAAGCGTCTCTGATATTCTTAATACTATTTGCCTTATCTTCCATTCCGTTTTTAGAATTTTCCAAAGACTGTATTTCTGCATTAAGTCCAGATATGTTATTTTTTGCCCTATCTATTTCAGAAACAAGTGTATCGTAATACTTCAAATCATCTTGACTTGGAGCAATTCCAATTTCTTTAGATGTGGAAAAAATTCTATCCATTCTTTCTTTTGTTGCTTCCAAATTTTTTATATAGGACTCTAAATTAGAAATTTCCTTTTTAGCTTGGTCTATTCTAATTTCAGTATCAATTACAACAGCATTATTTGCCACACGCACCGCCTATCCGAGCAGTTCCTTGAGGGCCTTTTCGTCTTCCTCGCGCTCCAGCTTCTCTTGCTCTGTCAATTTATCCTTAAGCAGTACAACATCCTTGTTATCCCGGATGTAATCCTGCTCCCACTTTTCCAATTTCTTCCCGGTGGCTATTTTCTGTCGTATGGATAGGATATGAGTAAAAGTACACTCGCCTATCTCCATGTACGCTGACAGAAATGTCCACCAGTGCATATATTTGTCCGCGCGGATTTCTCTTCCAACCACACGGTTTACTGCAGGGATGATCAGTGTTGCATCCTGCTCCCAGTCCATTACCCGCGGACTTGGTTTGTCCGTCTTTTCGACACCCATGTCGATAAATTCCGCCACACCTTTGAATGCATCTTTCAAATCTTCAGCAGGTATGCTGTCGGGATCCTCAAACATGATCTGCCGTATGATCTCGCTTTGGATGTAATTTGTCTCTGCCGGTGTATCCCCGGTCATATCCTTGTCAGAAAGGGCGGTCAGCACATCCAACACCGCCCTATAATCTGTCCTGATAGGATATTCATGTCCGTTTGCTGTCACGGATGTAGGTAATTCCCATAGATTCATTCCAAACCTCACTTATGGTACTTACTGGTATACTGGTTAATTTTGGTCTGTACCTTTTCAAATCGCTTGCCGGTCTCTGCTTCAATCAGCTTGCCGATAGCATTGAGCACGTTCTCCACGAAAAACTCACCGTTGGCCAGAACAGTAAATGGGGATGTGATGGAGAAGAAACTCTGCGATACGTTAGAATTGAACAGATAGTCAATCTGCTTATCCAGCTCTTCTTCCATTTCTTTCACAATGTCAACGATATCCTTGCGCTCATCCACATTGTCTGCGATATGGCTCACTGCTTCAGCTACGTGCTCATACCGCTTGACCAGTTCCACATCCGCAGGATTCATTTCAAACTTACCGAGCACGGTTCCGTTCTTGTCCTCAATGGTGTACTGTTCAAGTCCTCTATCAACTACGATTTTTCCCATATTCTTTCATCCTCTCTTTCTTATTCTGTGTCACCCGCTGTGAATGTAGGCACCTTAGCAGCAATGGTTGCGGTTCCTTTGGTGCGGTTTCCGTCATACCAAAGATTGAAGTTGATACCAAGTCCGGAAGTATCACCGCCATAAGAAGTGATCTCCACCTTGCCATCCTCTTCCCATGCATCGTATTTGTTTCCGGCATCAGTCTTGTCAATCAATACTTCAAGGATTTTCACCTTGCAGTCATCACCGGACTTGCGGTTCATGGCAATATCTTTCAAAAAATCGTAAATGGAATCTGTCGGATCCGCGTGATACGGTTCGACACTGACCTGGGGAGAATACCCCGTATCGCTAACAGAAACATCACCGGTGACATCGCGGGTCTGCTCAAAAGAGCCATTCATTTCGACACTCATGTCGTCAATTCCTTTTCCCAGCAAGTAATATGCCGGGGAAAGAGTACCGCTTGCCGGCTTCATGTACAGTGCGTGTGCTTCTCGCTTTAATTTAGACATAAAAAATAACCTCCTACCTATAACTGTTTGAGTGATTAGGTTAGCGAGCGGCTTCCATATTGCCGCCCGGTCGACTTCTACAAGTCAAATTCATTTTTATAAGTTGCTGTGATGTTAATGATCCAGTTCTCTGCCTTGTCCTCGTTAATAGAATCAAGGTATGAAGGACTTACTCTCTGTATCTGCTTGAACTCCCTATCCCCCGTAAGAATCGGATACTCTTCCAACCGATACTCTGCATCATTTACCGTTACGGTCTGCCGTTCCAGCCATCTACCAAGATTATCAAGCCACTCCTTGACCTTTGCCTTTCGGCTCTCTGACAGTCCGCTTGCCCGGTAAACTACGATGAATGGGTAATCGCAGATCTGCTCCACATGGCCAGTCACATCCGTCTTTTCCTGTCGGATTGCGCTTCCTGTTGATGGAAACACCGCTTTCCCTTTGGAATCCCCCAGTGTAGCGTATTCGATGGAATCTCCAGGAGATAACCCTGGATATTGGTTGATAAGATCCATCAGAGCAGTAGTGACTACCTCTTGTCCGTCAAGATCGTATCTTACTTCTTCTTTTTTATCTGCCATGATCCACCTACTTTCCCGTGATCTCAAAATGCGGTATAACTCCCAGTTTTGACACGGAAGTTACGGCATATACACCGTCATAGGTGCTGTTCATGTAATCGTAAAATCCGTTCTCATAGTCATCATCCGCAATGGGATCTTCCGTCCATTCCCCCACATAAAAGAAATCGAATTTCTCACCCGGTGTGAATGTAATTGTCTGTGGCAGAAGATCATTTGTCTGTCTGTCCCATGCTTTTGGAGTAAGATAGCTTTTTCCGGCAATCGTATCTCCTGCATCGTACCGAACATTCAGAACCGCATTGTCCTTGGACTCTTCCCCATACTTCTGTACAATGGCAGAGCGGTCTGCCATGACATTTACATCATGCAAAACAGTAGGGTACCACATATCCCCCAAACGGCTCTCATATCGGTTGAAAATCGTTACTGTATCGGAATACATAGCACCCTACCTCTTTACTCTTCTTTATTAAATCTTTTCCACAGTTCCGAGAATTTCTCCCAACCGTACATAGCCACAAATGCCACAATAAATCCGGCTATGATGGCTGAAAGGATCATGTACCATAAGATAGCCTGCCGGATGTACTGCATATATGCGATAAATACAACCACAGTCAGTCCGATGGACAGGACAAACACGAGAATGTCGGTCGGAATCTTGGAGAGAAAACTTACACCCTTGAATACCTGGGTAATCAAGGATACAAGGAATGCAAGTATCCCGATAATAGTTAATAGCTGCGCAATGCTTGTAATTGCAATTTCCATGTTACACCTCCGGATAATAGAATGGATATGCTCCACCAAACAGAAGATTTACTCCGTTTTTGTCTTTTGTACCTTTCAGGTATTCGTTGATGGTATCCGCATATAGTCTTGATTGTGCAAATTTGTCTGACAAGACCTTGCCTATCAGACCACTGCCAGTATCATAAGAGATACTTTCATTTCCTGCAGATACGGATTTCACCGTCTTATTGCCCTCTGCTTCTGTTTCTGCCTTTTCAATCTTTGCCATGATGTTTACCAAAGCACATTCACAGCGTTTGACCGCTTCGGCATCGTATTCCACATCCGGGAATGCAAAATCAAGCTTGCATCTACCATCAACACCCGTCACAGCATTCTTGACAAGCTTTTCAGCGTTCCAAATGAGCCGATTAAAAACCGTCTCATCAACAGTAGTCCCGTATAAAGTTTTGTAAAACTCATAGTCTACATACATACTGATTTACCCCTGTTGTGCTAAAAACTCGTCAATAATGTCTGCCTTCTTCGTCTTGGTTATGCTATAGCCCAACTCATCAGCCAAAGATCTGATTTCAGCAATCGTCATGCCATTCAGATCTTCGGCTGTGTATCTGCTTAAGCTATAGCCTGTTATTCCCCCAGGCTTGCCGCTGCTGCCTGCGTAATGGTTCCCTTGATGACACCCTTGTCATTATCTGCGAAAATATTAATTCCGGATAAAACAGTGTCATCAGCGGTCAGCCTGTCGTAATCTGCGTATTCATGGACCGCAATAAATCCAGTCTCGTCAGAGTAGAAAGCGAATGCCTTTGCAAGATCACTTTCGTTGGCAGGAACATAGTAACCTACGATGTTCTCTTTTGCAGTGGCAAAAAAGGTGTTCTTGGTAATACTGCTGTTCATGATCACGGTTCCAAGACCCAGGAAGTTCTCGACATAATTGAAACCAAAAGCAGTCTGTACAGTAATATTTGCCTTGCCAAGGTAATCAGCGACATCTTCCGCATTTACGAAAAATACAGTTTCTACATTGTCATTTTCGTAAATGTTCTGAAGTTTGCCCCACGCATCAGCAAAAGCTGCCTGCGCTCCCACACCAGTAGCAGTGGGCTGTCCAGCAATAGTAAGGGATGTAATAATATTTTTTCTGATGCCGGACTGAATGTCCTGGAGCATCTTTTCTGTCGTCTCATTGTGTGCCTGCTCATACCCCTTATCCAAAATAGCTTCTGCGGTAGTGGCTTTTCTCCATTTTCCAAGAACAATCTCCCCAATAGGGGTATCAACCGTGCTATACTTAGACAGAGGAATGATTTCACCCTCAGGAACAGTACCGTTCTGCAGGGTACCAGTTACAGTATGTCTCTTAAGCATTGTTCCTGCCTGCTTAGGAATCAGTCTCATAATTCCCAGCAGCTCCATCAGCTTTTTGATGGAATAGCCAAAACGAGAAACAAAATCAATCTGACGAACAGCGACAAGGTTTTCGCTTTTAATCAGGTTTTCTTCTGCGGCTGTCGTAATGTTTGCCATAAAAATACCTCCAATAGTTTTTGTTGGTTAGTGATCCGCTCAAATTGCGAACCGGTTATTGATTTACTGGAAAAGCTGCGGGTTTTCAGCAATTAATTTCTGTCTTTCCGCTGTACCGTAAATAAATTTTCCAGTCTTAGGATCTGTGGCATAGATATCTTCTTTGGACTTGATACCGCTGCCGTTGTTACCTCCCTTATTTACACTTGTAAAATGGGGAGTAACAATGTTCTCTGCCTTAAACAGCATCTTGCTGTCCTCAGCCTCTGACAAGGTCTTAATAGCACTTTCAATATCAGACTTCTGATTCTTGGATGCTTTCAGAGTGGGAATGTCAAGGCATCCCATGATAGCCTTTTCATTCAGACCGTTGGCAGATTTGATAGCTTCTTTCAGCAGATCATCGAAATCTCTGTCTGCAATCTTCTGATTATAATCTTTCTCTGCATCTTCTGCCTTTTTCTTCCAGTCCTTGATAGACTGGTTCAGCTTCTCAACATCAACCCCATCAAAACCCTTTAAGGTCTCTTCTGCGGAATCTGCCCTGCCTTTTTCCTTGTCACGCTCCGCGATTATATCGTCCAGCTTCTTCTGCATTTTGTCGATATCCTTGCCGTTCTCAGCCATGACAAAATTGATCTGCTCCTGAGTTAATCCCTGTGCTTTTAATTCCTCTGTTTTCATACAATCCTCCATATTAGGTTGTTTTAGGTCTGTAACCATCGACCATGTTGTTGTGTATGCTTGTCATTTTAGGTCTGCCGACCGAACCGCATGAACCGGAATCGAACCGATATTACACCATTTTTCATAGTGCAGTTTTTGCCATTAAACTATCATGCAGGGCTTTCGCCTTTAGGAGAGGTCTGAAAGAATATAAGAATGCCTACGATTTAATTTTATCACACTTGTTATTTTATGTAAATATTAAATATCGAGTGTTTTTATATCGCATGTTATTTCTCGTAAAAAGAGAGCAGTTTTACCTGCTCTCTTTTGATTTTACATTCTATCAAGCATCTTAATGTACTTGTCAATGGTCTCACGCTCTTCCGGTGTGTCGGCATCACGCTTAAGTTCCTTCAGTTTGTTGTGCATGTCTCCCATAAAGTCCTCAAGATCCGCGAGCATACTCTGCTTACTGGCCATAGAATGGTCATTTCGGTATATCCGCTTGCTGTCCATGTATCTTCTCTCAGAGTAATCACCGTCATCATATGAGTTACCATCATCGTATCTGCGAGAATATCTTCCCATGCTGTCTCTTTTGGCTCTCATCCGTCCTCTTGCCTGGCTGTATCGGTCATCATCGTACTCTTCCATTCCCTCAACAGTCTTGAGATCCTTGTACATATCAATCAGCTTGAATGCGGTATCAAGATTTCCAGTGGTCAACCCCTTATCCGCAATCTTGTCGATTTCCTCGCAAATTACATCTAACATCTTGTCATGTCTCATCATGCTCACCTCACATTCTCGACACGCAGAGTGCCGCTTACTGTCACACCTGCAGTATCAATCTGCAAACCAACATTCGCAACATTAGGATACTGCGCCAGTACGGTCCTGATTGCATCTACAATCGGCACCGTCACAAATCCCGCCGCTGTGGTGGTGGCTGTTACTGTCGCTCCAGTAGCAACACCGTCTGCCAGTACCGACACAACAACATTCCCGGCAACCCCGGACAGTGTAAGCGCGGCATCAATGTCCCACAGACCGCCAGTCCGCAGAGACAAAAGGCCGTTGCTGTTTGTGATTTTGCTGTTGGTATTTTTTACAGTCTGAAAAGGGATATACTGACCAACGACAGAAGTCCATCCCGTTACTCGTCCTAAAAACATATTGTTCACCTCTTTCTGTCAGAAAAAGGGCATACCCGCAGGCATACCCTATTCCCGAATAAGCCTTACGCTCCGATTACTCGCTATGCAATTGTAGTACCGTTATAATACCCGGCATAAGTCTGTCCACAGCAACAGTACGGGTTCTGTACCACGTATGCAGGTGTAGGACTGGGTCTCAACTGGTTTACAAGGTACTGGTTCTGTGCGCTCTGAGATGCCGCAAGCTGTAAGGAATTGATCTGCTGATTCTGCTCAGCAATACGCTGATTAAGAGCCTCAACCTTGTTAGCCTGGATTGCTTCAAGGATTGCACGGGTTCCTGCGTTCTGGCTTTCGATAATATCTCTAGTGTTGTTAGAGTTATTGAAATTCGTCTGGCAGAAGCCACTCTGAATCGCATTGTTGGTGGCGTTAGTGTTCTGCAGTGCATCATAGCGGCTCTGGCAGCAACAATCTGCGATCTGAGTCTGCAAACCGTTAAATCCCTGCATCATTGCCACATTGGTAGCATTTCCCTGTGTTAAGATGTTGGTGTTCACGCCATTGATAAGCTGTGCCTGCGTGTAAAATCCATCGCACATCCCGGTGTTGACACTATCAATCTTACGCTCGATGTTGGCAAAGTCGGAAGTCAGAATGTATCCGTCTGTTGCGGATCCCGAACCACCGCCAAACCCGAAGCCATTTCTGCCCCAACCGAAGATCAGGAACAAAACGATCCACCATGCACCGTTACCGCCCCACATACCATCATCGTTACTGTTTCTGTTACCCTGTAAGAGAGCAACATCACTTGCTGATAATCCGTCTGTCATTATAATAATCTCCTCCGATTATGATTTATTTGCTTAAAGCCGTGTCGACCCGACTTATTGCCGTAGTAAATATTGCATCTGCTGTGCCATCTGCTGCGCCTGGTTAAGCTGTTGCTGATTGATTTTTCCCGACCGGAGCATATCCATTACCATGTTTTGGGGATCAACTCCCTTCATCTGCTGTCGGAATTGATTAAACTGCTGGATCATAGACATAGGGCTGTTTTGATTAAGCTGATTGAATAAAGGGTTACTCATTCTCTGTCACCTCTTTCTTTCTGACAGCAGGCTTGTTGGATGATTTTACTTGCTTTTCCAACTCCTCATATTTTGCCTTAAGATCGTCAAATTCGTTCCGCGTGATAAAATTATCACTGGATTGATTTAAGACGCTCTGTGAGCCTTGTGGAGCGTTCTGCGTGCGCTCTGTGTAATCAAATACCCGTAGTGGCAAAGGCATACCGCTTGCATCTGCTGATTTGAGGTAAAAACACTGGCTCTCGCTGTCCATCAGTAATACGGATTCCCCTCTGCCAACGATCCATGACTTCGCACCGCTTTCCCCCGACACCCAGTTAATCCCACTAGATGAGGGAGCAGGATAGGATGCTTGCGATTGCATAATCGGTAAAGCCTGTTGCTGATAGCCGGTCTGATAATTCATGTAAGGGTTCTGCGGATACGGCATTGTTCTTTTCCTCCAGTCTATTCAGTTCGTCAATGATATCCCTATCATCCGTGGATAAATAGAGATTGCTATAACCTTTTTTCATACTTAAATTTTTGCACAAAAATAGAGCCAATACGATACCGTAAATGGCTCATATAAGGCTCTAAAAAGTGTCACATATACAATTTATCAATTTTGCATTTTATGCGCTTATTTAAGCGTTTAGCAGTGCTGAGAGACACATTCATGCGCTCCGCACATTCTTCCAGTGGTACATCCACGCACCGCATATCAAACAGTGTGCGCTCATCCTCTGTAAAATTACATTCTGCCAGCAGATATCTGATCTCCGGCATTGTAAATTCACAGATTTTCAATTTTTATCCCCCACTACTTGGAATCCGCAAGATATTTAATCATATTGTCCTTGGTCGTTTTTAGATTCTCTACGTTGTTTCCGGTCAACTGCGCATCAATCATTGCTATCATTCCTTGGCAGAGAAGAGACTGCGCATTCTTTATAGCTTCTATGGATTCATAATCATTATCAGCTTTCTTTTCCAACTCTTCAACACGCTTTCCCAGTTTAACCGCTGGATTAATAGCTTTCCACACAATAGCAACCGCACCGCCCACAATCGAGACACCGCCACAAATCGAAAGAAATGTGTTCAAAAACTCCATAATGATTATTCTCCATTTGTACTTTTATTTCTGCCAGTAATACAGTGGTACTTCCCGCCCAGAATCCCACGAATCATAGTAAACACCGTCGATTACACAGACAACATGGCCTTGCAATGCAAGGATGTAAATACCGTCCGTGTGCTCTTCGGCAAATTCCGCTACCGTGCAGTCGCAATCACAGATTTTACGGTGATATCCCTTGTCTGCAAGCAGTTTACCCCATACACGGTTGGCAGAGGGCATATCTTTCAGCCAGTAGGCATATGCGACTAGTTCTGAAAAGCACTTATCCCAGTCCATGCAAAAAGCCTTGCACAGTGCCCGGACCACACAGTCACCGACCGTGGCTCCGTTCGGATTTGGATTATAATATGTGTACATCATATCACCCCTATTCCCAGTCTGTCAGAATAATATGGCAGACCGTATTTTTTGCAATGCTCCTGATACTTCTCGACAGCTTTCTTGATTTTTTCTGTCAACATCGAAATCTTTGCATCCGTGTCCTCGTTCCGCGGAATCTGCTGCAGAGCCTTCCGCTCACCTTTCATTCTTCGGATGCTTCGCTCCATTGCCCGCTGTTCCTGCTCATGCCGATATCGCTCTTCATTCTCTTTCGGGTCAATCGGCTCATCATGGTTGATATTGATTCCCGGAAGCCACATTTGAAACGTATGGCGGCAGTTTATACCGATGATTCCCTCAATCTGGCCATATCCGCAAGTCTCCACAAAATCAGGGTAGTTATATTTCTTTTCTACCATGAGCTTCTGTTTTAATTCCTGCAAATATCCAAATTCTTTGTCTTGCAATGGTACAGATGCCATATTTTTAATGAGCACATCTTTTGTCCAGTCAAGGGAATATATCTTTCCCTGCCACCATGAATGGTTTGTGTAGTCATCATGCTTGGTAACTCTCGCTCCCAAGTGCTGACTGACTTTGACATACTGGATTCCCATTTCTGCACAGCGGGTAAGGATGATCTCGCTATTTGCCTGATTGATTCCGGTACGAACCGCCCTTGCAATGGCTGTGTCAATCTTGTCCGTGTGCCCGGTGCCATATTCTACTGTTGTGATCCCGCGCTTGGCAAGGTCTCCAACAACATCATTAACAGCTTGCTGTACTGGCACTCCCGCCTGCGCTTTCATGTAAATATCATCACAAGCTTGCACGTATTCATTCTGCACAGATATCGCAGTGGTCTTGGTCAGATTTCTGACAGTGCCGTTCGTGCGATTGTATGCGTTTTCCAACTTCATGATTTCCATACGTGTCATGTTCAGGTCCTTGGCAGACCGCGGAATGTTCTCGAAAGTATATTCCGGCATCTCCCGGTTGATATTGTACTCATGGATCATCATTTTTGAAAATTCATAGTTGTATGCTGCTATGGTGTTAGCAGATTCTAAAAATGCCTTATGGATCTCTGAGGATATGTCCGGCAGTGCATTCTCTATGGTCTTGCGGATCTCGTCAAATGTGTATCCGCTCTGCACAATCTGATGTAATTTATGTATGGTAGACGGCATCAATATGTCTTTGCCAGTGTAAAAGGCTTCTACGATCTTTTTTACAACCTCTTTCAGCAACTGTTTGTTCAGACGATTGACCGCCAGTTCTACCCCTTGGATCACCTCATTCAAATATTCAGGAGTTATCAATTATTTAAGTCACTCCCCTCTAATACCCGTCTAACTACTTCCACCCAGTCATCACCGTATCTCTCAATAGCTTCCACATCCCACAGAGAGATTGCTTCCGGGTTTGTATATTTCAGCGGTTCCCCGCTTGGAATCTTGGTTACACCATTACGACTCCACCATTGTCCCTCTTTATCCGGCAATATACCGTAAAATCCACCAACTCGCCACACCGGGTCAATATATTTCTCGCCCATGTACATATAATGAGCATACGGCAGAGTAGGATCATACACATGGACTTCACCCGATCCGGCAGACACTTCATTCAAAGCGTTGGTTCTACGGATCAACTCCCCATCTCTCCGCGGCATATGCCGCTGCATATCGTGCCATACCTGATTGTCCAGCGCAAGCTGTGCCCGGTCAAGAGCCGCTCCCAATGGCTGGAAGTTGATGTCTATCCGAATACCCTTTTCTGTCCGGTGGATAGAGTACTTATGAAATTCTGATGCATAGTAATTCTTGTCATGTGCCACTCTATCACCCCCTAATTAAATCTTGTTTATGCCCGCCTGCCGTCGCATTCTGTAGGATCTCTTTTAACCCATAGGGTGCGTGGGTGCAACGTATTTTCCCACCTCGGGCAATTTTAGTAGAAAGGAGGCTATAACCGCTTATTTTCTCACTTCTCGGTCAGCGCAAATGCAGAAGATGATAAGTTATTTGTGTTCTATCATGCCAAAATGGTAAAAGAGCAATCAAGTTACTCTGGAAACAGCGTTTCTTCCTTGGGCTGGGCTTCTTCCACCATAGCTTTGGCTTCTTCTTCGCTCATACCCTCAAATTTTTCAAAAAACATCCATGCCGGGACTTTACCCGCTTGAACATACTGCCACCACCGCAGGCGGTCTTCTTCTCGATTATATGTAATATCTCCGAAGTCATATGTTACTTCATATGTTCCGGCCGGAGCCAGTCCGTAAAGCGTAGCCATCACATCCAGTGCATAGATGGTATTATCCAAACAGTCCTCTAATTTGTCCCGAACATCCTTGATAAACTGGATTGTTCTGCGGTCATCTGATTCTACCTGCGTGGCGGTAACCATGCCAGTTTTCTGATTGAATACGAAATATCCATTGCTGAATCCAATCTTATAGCCGATCTGTGACAGAATAGCATTGATACCATCCAGTCGGGTCTGTGTCTGCAGTGTGGGATTGATCTCCTGGTAGAAGTCATCTGATCCGTTGCCCTCTACCACCTTGACATAATCCGGCATCCCCATTTTTTCTTTCATCCTACCTGCTGCAATGGTGGGATCAAGTCTGAACAGCTCTGAAGCCTGGAACGGGAACAGCTTGTCAGAATCCAGTAAAACCGTGCGCTTGCTGTCCACAATCTCCTTGCTATTCCGGCTGTACGCAATATCAAGGTCTTTCAACTCCTCAATAGCTTCTGCAAATATCGGCATAGATAGAGGACTGTTGATATCAATATTATTTGCCTGCGGTGTGCGAAGGACACCATATAAAGGTTGGTCTATTCCACCAATAACGGCACTTTCAAGCAGTCCGCTCCACGGTGTCACAGAGATATCCACCTTTTTGTATGTATCATCCTTGCTCTTTCCCTCATAACACACATTTTCAATCAGATAAAAGCCATCATCGGCAAATCTGTGATATTCCAGTCGTGTGTACCACAGATCCTTTTTAACTTTTTCGGAAAAATAGAAGATAACACCAGTTATTTTATCATTCACGCATTCCGTCACCAAAAATCTGTCCGGTGTGAACAGATCAATCCCCGTGCCGTTTGGCTTAAGAATCACTGTGCCGTACACGCAGCCATATTCTACCCAGTGCCGGAGATTGAAATACACATTCTCAATCTGCTGTTGCAACCAGTCTGCCCGCGCAGAGCCATCAACCGTGATTCCAATTGCGAGAGTGGCCAGTCGCGCAACCTCGGAGCAGATAGACTTCGCAAAGTTGATAGTCTTGATATGGTCTTTCTCATCCAACCATTCCGGCTTACCCTGATAGATCTGCACACACTGCTTGATAAATTTGTCCATCGTGTCTGTGTTGATAGCATCCACCAGGAATTCATCTTCCGCTTTTCTCTTTAATAGCATATTTACCCATCCTTTTATAGTCTGAATCAGTCCCATTATGCGCTCGTACCTCGCTTGTTAAACATTGATTCCGTTGCATACCTATCCGCATCAATACAATGATTGTCTTTATCCGGATAACCGCTTATTATGTTTCCATCTTTGTCTCTTTCATATTCATACTCTGTATATTCCTTGTATGTGACTGGTGTTCTTTTTGGGTCAATAACATGTGTATATCCTTGTAATGCTTTCATTCCATAATCAACAGATCCCGGACCTTTTTTTGCACCAACAGCCGGTAATCCTGCATCCTTAAAATCATTTATGGACTTGGGTTCCGCACTATCACAAGTTATTCTATAATCATTATATCCATGACTTATGATCCATTCTGCATTGTCAGAATTTTTAGTCTTATTCACACAATGTTCTGCTATGTGATAGATTTTTTTTCGATTTACATCAACATACAATCTCTTAAATGCAAATATGTCCGGATACCATCCCCAATCAACTCCTTGAACTATTCGATCAAAATGAGAAATTTCTTCTTCCGTTATTTCTCTGATCTCCAAATATTCAAACACGTTGCCACCGTTGCCGTTTGCAATTCCCATGTACTCATGTTCGTATGCATCCTGGTTTACCTCTTTCAGATGCTCTGCTTCGTCAATAAACGGTTGCCCCAACCATTCCGGGGGCACATCTAAGTAGGTAGAATGGTGCACGATCATGTTATCCTTGGGTTCTAAGACATATTTATTCGCCCAGTTATTCGCAGTCTTGGGTGGATTGAATGTCTTAAATATCCACGCTTTGTTACCGCCACGAATGGCAGACTGTGTAATGTTACGGATTTCTTCGGGCCCTGCAAACTGGTCCAGTTCCTCAAACCACAGGATAGCAATATATCCAAACTCCGGGGAGATAGACTTAATCTTCTCCGGCTCGTCCGCGCCACGGAAGTATATCTTCTGGCCAGTGGCTTTAAGAGTAATCTCCAGTGGTGACTTGTGTGCATCAAACTCCTCCGTAAATCCTTGCTTACCAATCGCCCACTTGATCTTACTGTATACGGAATCTTTAAGGGTGTTTCCAACTTTACGACATACCACAGCATGGACATCATGGTTGTTTATCATCAACTCTATGATGATCTGTGCAATGTCAGAGGACTTTGTACCACCTCGGCCACCCTTAAATACATATTCCTGGTGCTTCTCGTTGCGGATGTCACGGATCACAGCATGGAAGCTGTCGGGGATCATATCAAGGTCTAAATGGTAATGCTGATTAAGCTTTGCAATGCGCTCTGCTTCTGCCTTGGCTTCCTTATCTTCCTGCTCCTTGATAAGAGCGGAGATGGCATTAAATGCCTTGCTGTCACCTTTCATGGCGGACTGCATCTGCCCCGCCATCATGGCACTGGCAATGGTAATATCATCGTCATCAGACAAGCCGAATTGTTTTTTTATGGTATCTTTGGTCTTGCCTTGAAGCTGTGCATTGACCATCATAGTTGCAAGAGCAGACATGGTCTTTTTCTGTCTTCTGACCTCTCCCGACCGCTTACCACCCGCCGACTGTTCAGCGACTGATAGCTTATATCCACCTGGTATTAAATTATCACTCGCTGCCAATAGTTACTCACCCCTTACGCATACCAATTACTACCACGTTTTGATTTTCTATAATAACGCTTTCCATTTATCGTTATTTCCATTCTTCCCTCTGCTTGCGCTCTTTGTAATTGCTGTGCTAAGCTGACATTTGCTTTTTTCTTCGCATTCTCTTTAGATCTTTGCCGCAGGCTGTTCATGTAACTATCTATTTTACCCCTATCAGACGATGCTTTATCTGCCGCACTACCAGTCATTTGTGATCTGCTTAATCTTGATCTACCAGATACATAAGGATTAACAGCTTTCGCCGCACTGTCTAAAGCATTATTTGACAATTCCTTGAGTTTTGATACAGCATCTTTTTTCTCTGCATCGGAAAACTCCATTGTAGAAATTTCTTCTTTTCCCCTCTGATATGTACGATTGATTATATCTCCAATATCCATTACAGACGCGCTATTTGCTCTTTTTATCTTTTCAGAATCAAGAGAATCTGTATTATTGCTTTTAGGTTTAAAGAAATCACCTAATTTGGCTTTTCTTCCACCGGTTGTTCCTGCGCTGGCACCCCTGCCACCAAAGAATTGCAAATTATAATTATACATATTATTTTTTCCTTTTCTTTTTATACATAAATTCAAGATTTTTACCAGTCCAATCTATTTCTTTAGCGGATACTACTTTTTTTACAACCTTAAATCCTTTTTTTGCTGTGCCAAATGCGGTTTTAGTCCATTTTTCTGCCTTTTGTGGATTTATAAAAACCCAGTCTCCATTATTTATTTGATTTCCCGGTGTAGCTCTATATATTGTTATCTTGGAATCCGGGTTGTTCATTGCTTTTTCTATTACATCTAAATCATAACTGTCTTTCCGGCTGTTATCAGATAATTTACTGACTTCGGAATACATTCTATCAAGAGTTATTCCTGTTCCTGATGCTTTTGCATACCCTTTATTCCATTGATATGATAAATCAGCAGAAGCACCTCTACCGCCCATTGCTTATCCTTTCTGCGTTGTGGTTCTTAATGTAGACCACCTTGCAATCACCAAAATCATATCCAATGTCACCGCCATACACCACTACTGCTGATGGTTTCAACCGCTCCATAGCCGCATCCATGCCGGCTACCCATATCTTGCTTGCTTCCTCGTCACGCTTTACCCCGATAGTGGATACAGATACCGTACCGCCCGGTTCTATACCGTCAAAAGCAAAGTCGAAAGAGTTTTCTCCGCACCATTGCAGTGTAGGTATCACATTCATTCCGTAGTCCTGCATAATCTGCCCTATCAGCTTACTGCGGTATACGTTCCATATCTGTATCGGCAGCGGCATTTCGGTATATAGAGAGAAGTCAGGTGTAAGTACACAGTCGAATTGCTTAAGAATGTCCATGTAATCATGCGGGGCATTCCATATCCGCTCAAACTGGTAATCATCAATGTAAAAGTGAACACCTTTTTCAAATGCCTTAGAAGTCTTTGCATAATTAAAGCTTATCATGTCAGTGGGAATGTGCTTGCATTTCTTAAGCACCGGCATCTGCCAGTAATCCGTCAGTCTGCCGCCATCCACATCGTACAAATTGTACGCTTCAAACGTGCGCTCACGCTCTGCACCGTAATATTCAGGCTCTTCCGGCTCTTCTTCCAGATTGGGAACATCAAATCCAAAATCTGTCATGTCAATGTCGATAATATCCGCAAGTTCTCCGTGTAATAAATCCATGTCCCACTCGGAATCCTCGCCCACCTTGTTATCTGCCAGTCTGTATGCTTTTATCTGCTCATCCGTCAAATCATCAGCCACCACACACGGAACAGATGCAAGGTGTAACTTCTGTGCCGCCTTGTACCGGGTATGCCCGCAGACGATGACATTGTCCTTGTCTATCACAACCGGCACACGGAACCCAAACTTGTCGATGCTCTGCGCAACTTTATCCACGGATTTATCGTTCTTCCGTGGGTTCTTCTCATATGGAATTAACTCTTTGATATTCTTTTCGATAATCTGCATATGCTACTCCATAAACAATCTATTATACATCAATTATATAACATGCGTTATTACTTTTCAACAACAACCGTTATTTTTTCACTTGACAGCACATATTTAAAATAATAGTCGGAAGTCGCGCTGAAAACCTTTTGACATCATCCGACAAAAAGACCTATGATTTTATTGCAACAGATAACCGACCACCAAAGGAGAAATATATGGACAAACAGAAATTACTGGAGTATGCGCAGTATGGATGCGCTCAGAAAATGAATGACTATCGAATTTTAGCAGAAAAGGCAGGGTCCGCAATAAAAGCCGACACGGCTTACACGCTCTATCAGCAAGCGCAGGAGGACTGCCAGGAGATCAACAGAATGATTGCAGAAAAATAGGGAGAGTGTTATGCTCTCCCTTTTCTAACAAGAACATTGCAATTTCATAAATGTATTCCTGTTTACATCCATGCAAAGATTATTGATTTCGTCTTTTATAACTTCCCATGCATCCATTTCTTTTACCAATACCTTTCCTTCGCTAATTTATGGATTCTATTTCATCCAGGCAAGCATTCCAACCGTCCATCGTTCCTCTGACATAATCTCTGCCGAGATCATCGGCATCCGTCATCTCTGTCTCTCGTTCCGGCAATTTACGGAGAGGGCATGAATCCGGCTTAGTATTCAGTTCCACCTTGTCTCCAGTAATCAAGCAGATGCAATCCATAGTAGTAACTATATAATTCTTTTCTCCCAGAAAATTCAATCCGTTCCCACTAAATACATCCTCTTTGCAGCTCTTGATTTCATAGCAAGTGAATATCCCTTTTTCTATCGCACTGATTGCAGTTACTCCAGAAGGCTCAAATTGCATGAAATCAACTCTTTTAACATCACTTGTTCCGTAGTCTATGCTCACTTCGCTTGCGTAATACTTTCCTCTTTTGCAAAGCCGATCAGTGACCAACAGATCTCCCAGGAACCGTGTTATTTCTCCTCGTTTCATTGTACCTCCACAAAATCCTAACTCAATCCACATACTCAAATTTATAGTCAGGATGCTGCTTTTGAAGATTGCCCCACACCTGATTGATATTGCCTTTAGCTCTAGGGCTAAAATCAAAAGCATCTGATGCACTACTTGTAATTTTATAGCTGCCATCTTTTCTGCGACCGCCATACTACATCTTGTTTCCATTTGTGTCTGTAATCATTAATTTCATTTTCTCTACCTCCACTAAATCCTAAATCCACCGGACTGATATGTTATAAGTCGTGACATTTTATACTCTCTTTCAAATCAGATTCGTGTCCATTCCCGGATATCTGCCGGATCAATCACTTCCGCACATTTAGGACATATAGGATATAAACCTTTTCTGCGATTCTCGTCCATGTCCCGGAATGTTTTATTCCTCCTCATCCGCTTGAATTCCGCATCTGCCATTGCTTCGTATAGCTTGGCTTTAGATAGCATTTTTCGCTGTGCATCCTCCAGCTGCTCATATCTTTTAGCCAGTGTAACCATCGCATCAAAGGCATCTATTGTAGCACCGCAATCTTGGCAGCTTACAATCCTGTTTACCGTATCGACCTCGTAATGAGGTGGATTGCATTTGCAAAGTTTTTCTCTTCCTCGCTCGATTCTTACCAAATCGAAGAAAATAATCTCATTATCCATAGCATTCCTCCACTAAATCCTAATTTTGTGCAAAATCCAGAAAAAATTCCTTGGGTGTCTGACCAGTGTATTTATATGCCCTATCGTCAATGTATACCTGCGCCGGTATTTTCCTATTCGTGATTCCAACAACAGAACAGTCCTTATAAAATTCCGTGCTGTAATCCAATACTTTTGCGTCGATAGCAAATCCTTGCTTATCCCACCATTCTTTAATCTGCCAGGGATTTCTTGTTGAAATAATCACACAAGGAATATGAACTGACTGCAATAAAAGTATTAAATCCATTACATCTAAATTTGCATCGTCGTAAATGCTTCCGTCCTTCCATCCATTTCTATACTTATGGATCACTCCATCAAAATCAAATGCAACGGCATGACCTTCTTTTAAATTTACTTGGTATGATACTTTTTCCATATTTTCCATTTCCTCCACTAAAATCCTAAGTTACCATCCCATGTCATTCCTGTTACCGATGGCATTTGGATTGACCATGTACGACATATTCAGCTTTGCATCCGCAAGCTCCCTCACCTGCTTTTTTAATGCTGCATTTTCATCGATCATTTTCATGATTTTACATTCTTTCTTCTGATCACACTTGTTGCGCACCGAATAGTTATCACACATCTGGCAGATCTCTGTCTTGCTCATATTCTCTACCTCCATTCCTAATTTTCAGCTATTTTTTCAAAATCTTTTTGCGAAATAACTTCAAACATCACATAATCATTGGACATAATCATTGCCTGCAATATAACAACATGTCTTTTATTTACAATGTCATCAAAATTTCTACTTCCTCTTTGACAACACTGAAAATAGCTATCTTTACAGGTTTTTGACAATGTTCCGCTAACCGCATTTACATTTACTTTTTGTGTTGGGCTATAAGTATCAAACATCTTTTTACCTACTTTCTAATACACTATTAACTTATTTAAAACAACTCAAATAGTAACTCAAATTTCTAATTAAATTTTTCACTTTTTAAATCAAATTTTTAGTTACTATTTCACTTCATCCATATATTTTCATCAATAACATATTGGCGAATAAAACGATCTGCATATTGTGGATGAATCATTGAGCGTTCTGTTTTCCTTGATGTAAAGTTTGTTGCTTTTGCCTTTACAATGTCTTTTTTCTCAACATAATCTATTGCTTCAAACACAAGATTATTTTTAGGTTTGCAATTTATAAACCAATACTGTGTAGGTTTTTTATAGAAATCTCCATTCGCTGTTCTGTCTGTATCAATTATGCTTGGTTTTATGCACCAATATGTTGTAAGATAGTGTGGCTGGCTGTATGGATTTTCAATAATCAGTTTCAAATTTCTCCTTATGCAAATTATTACAAGCTTATTTAAAACCTCATAAAATTCATTTAATTCTTTGTGCCTTTTTATTACCAGTTCACAGTTTTTTTCGTCACTGTATCCTTTTTGAGCATAATTATTTCCGGCAAACCATAACTGATTTTGGCATTCAAAATATGTGCATGGAAAAAATGCAAGTATAATGTCATCCTCTTTTATGCCATCAAATATGCTTTGTTTTTCGTCATACCCCCCCCTAATTTCTTTGAATAAATCTATCACATAATCAGTTTCTCCAAATTCATCTTGGATATCATAGTCATAAGAATCTATTCCATATTTTCTAAACGCATTTTTAAAAGTTCCTGACTGTTCAAACAAACAATGTGCTTTCATTTTTTCAAGGAGACCGCATATGCTTCACTCTGCGCAGAGTCTCGGCTCCTTTCTCTTATTTCTGTGCTAAATAGCACATGATTCCACAATCCGGGAATATTTCTGTGTTCATATCTCCACGGTTTGGATCCAGTTCATCGAGATATAACGGCGTCCCGTCACTCTCTTTCAGAATGGAATACCCAACCAGTCGTTCCAACTGTGCCCGGCTCTCGAACACTTCCGGGAAGTCCTTGCGGATCCTGTTCCAATACCCCATACCACCCTTGACACATCCGATGCAGTTATTGTTCGGATATCCCAGGTCATACATCTTCGGTCGGGGGAAATCAAACGTCCGCTCAAACAGTCCGTGAACCTCTTCCTTTGAAAGATTCCGGTCAATCAGCGGAAATTCATGCTCCGCTTGCGGATTAGATTCTACCGTCCGCTCTGCCCGGTTTCGCTCTCGCAGGTCAAAACCCCAAACATAGATCAGGTCGTATTGCTTATGTTCCTGCTCCCATTGCTTACGGACACGCTTTTTCAGCCAGTTCGTGCATGGGGCAAAACCGTTGCCTGCGCTTCGGAACCCTCCGAACGCTCGGACACATTCTTCCACACATCCATATTCCGTAGATCTAAGTACCTCGATTTCTTTTCCGATTGCCTTTTCGCAATCTCTGATAAATCTCATGCTATCCTCATGTTGGTCAGCAATGTCAATATAAATCCACTTATCAACATCTCCTGCAAGGTATCCCGCCATAAAGGATGATACTCCTGCGCTGATCCAACATACCTTTAGCTTTTCTGCCATAACACCACGCTACAAATGCTGTATCGTGGATCACCATTCGTTTGCTCTACATACGCTTATCAGTAAGCCTTATAGCCACGGTGTTGTAATTTTTCGGTACGCCACCCCTATTCACTGCGCACCAACCCGGTTTACCGGGCATTCGTTATTCCTTTCTTACTTTTAATCTAACCATTTTCTAACTCCATAAAATCCGATAACTGCATTTGACCAAAAACATTCGTGTCCTGCATCCACCAGTGGTAAACCTCTTCTCCGCAAGTCCACTGTACTGGCTTTCCTTTAGCTTTCCTTTCTTTCAACATTTTGTCAAAAGCATGGATATAAGCTTGTCTGTACTTTGGATAATCGTGCATCTCACGCTCCCTCTGCGACTTTCTAGCAAGCGGACAACCTAAACAACCGAGTCTTTTATATCCGCAACCGTACAACTTGCAGACTGGAATCTTTTCAGACTGAATGAAATTCCAAACATCATCATCTGTCCAGTCTATTATTGGATTCACTACTGTTTTTGCTTTCATTTGGCAACTCTCAAATAGCTTTCTCGTATCGTCATTGTCCGTTATAAGCATCTTTTCATCGGTTATGCCTACACTTTTATCTGCGCTGTCTTTAAGCACCTCAAAAGGGCTTCTAAGACTTCTCTTCGTACTCTCCGACCATCTAACTCCTGTCGCAATCATTCGATTTGCATTACCGCCCTCTTTCAGTTCTGAGCAACAATACCGAACCACTCTTGTCGGTGGCATCAGTTTTCTTGGAATCAGATTCCACATCGTCAAGATTTGACCGTTTTCTTGTTTGTGATAGTCTATCGAGCACTGAACACCTTTCAATTCTTGCTTACGGAACACTTCTCGAATGTGATATACAGTTTCAGGAGCATCTACTGTTGTATGACTGTTATGTACCTCGTAAGGTATTTTTGCCATCTCAAACAACCGGAGTTGCACATCTGAATCCTTACCGCCTGAATATTCACATACAAGCGGCTTACCGTAATGATGCAGTGACATTTCACTTGCAGTTATCAATCTCTTTATACTTTTTTCTAATAAATCCACACACCACACTACATTTATCCGTGTGGTAAATTTACAATCTGCCTTGTAGTCTTTGGGAGTTATTACCGCTGGCCGTTAGCCTTTTCTGGGGCGATACCTAAGCAGCGTGTTAATAGCTGCTATTTCTCAGGCGAACCATGACATTCCATTCTAGCATTTATCAATTTTTACAACCCGGATTCTGATTCCGGGAAACCTCGTTTCACGAGGATAAGTGTTATTCCTTTCTTACAATAGTTTCTGCTTGCTCCTTGTACATCCTGCCTGCCATCTGCACCAGGTAGTGCTGTAATGCTTCTGCGACGCTGATTCGGTGCTTTACGCAGTATCTGTCAACATAGCGTTTAAAGTCATCGTTCTGCTCGTACAGGGCGGTGTAATCAATGTTCTGCATCTGCTCCACCGCCTTTCACAATCTCGATTGCTTTGTTTATGCACTCTTCTATGCATTTTTCATATGGAGTGTTTTTATAGTAGCACATCTCTTCATTTCCATAGTCCTCCAACTGCTCTACAATCTTGTTCTGGTCGTATATCTTACTTTCTGTAAATGCCTTTTCCATCATCTCTGCGGTTTCAAACTCATAGTTACCACAGCAGGTACCCATATCCGCAAGACATCGCTGGAAGAACTCTGCAAATCGGTCTGTGTTATAGTCCACTTCAAATGCCTTTGGAATATCAATTAGTATTTTCATCGTTCACACTCCAATCTAATTTCTGACCACAACCATCGCAGAATGAACCGCTTCTTACAACTTGTTTACAATTAGGACACCAATATGCATCTCGAAGAAAATGTGCATTATCTACGAAATTTGCATATTTTTTATAGTCAATAAGTGTTGGTTTCTTCGCTGTCTGCTTCTCCACAGCTTCACGACATTCCTCCACCGTACCTATCTGGCGGTACTGCTGCACCTCTTCCAGTGCCTTGATTGCCATATCATACGCATTATTCAGATTGTCTACCTCCTGCACAATATCGCATTTTGCGCAGTCTCTATTGCAATCACGATTTATGCATTCTTTTTCAATCAGCATAAAACTTTTTGCTTCATTCTCTGTCATGGCTACTCCTCCAACAGTTCCGGATTGTCAAATACATTTCCGACAACCTCATAATCAAAACCACTCATAGAAATATCATCTGTGCACTCATCAAGTGTCATTGGGAAATTGCAGCCCATAGCTCTCACATCGAATCTTGCCTTGCACTCATTCCACAGAACCAAACATCTGTAAAATGCCGCTCCACGCTTAATAATGCCATTTACAATGTCATTCTCCCAAATCACCTTGCCGTTCTTGTCCTTAAGTCCGGTACACTGGCAGATGGTAGTTTCATTTACTCTGTGCCAATTTTCAAATCCTAAATCTCCTATACTCCCACCTTTTGTATACATATTGCTATCATTTGTTGGAATGATAATTGCTTCATAACCAACTTCGGCATCATTTGAATATATGAGATTCCCCTTCACCCACTCTCCGTTATCAATCCGCTTTCCACGGAATAAATATCTATTCTGCATCCTCATTCCTCACTTTCTTTATTAAATTCCGCAGGACACATAATATAGCCATTGCCAACTCATTGTCCGTCATTCTCCTGATCCGGTCTGCGTTGATCTGTTTATTTGTCACTGTATATCCATTAGGATGTATTCCATCTTTCATATCATTCCTCGCTTTCTCGGTACGGTTCCGGCAGTGGCATCCAGGCTGTGACATTTACACTATCAATATCATCACCGAGAACAAACCGTCCTCCCAAATATTGTACAAAGCAACAACGGTTTCGATATGTATCCCATCCAATTACGCTATTAAGAGATTCTTCCGGCAGTCTCTCGCTTACCGGAATCCACACCGGCTGATTCTGTAATGCGGTGATTGCTAGATGTAATGCATCCTCGCACAACTCAGAATCCCCAAAGTCATCTGAAAGCATATTGACTAATTGCTTAAGCATTTTGATAGCTTCTTCTATCTTCATTCCGCACCTTCCATTTCTGCCAGCTTGTCTTCGGCTTCTTTGCGTGTAAAAAATACCGTTTTGCAAAAATCATTTCTTCGCCAAAAAATCTCATCAATAGTTTTCATTTCGTATTCTTTAATTTCATAAAATTGTTTTTTACACAAAGGTTTATCTGCATATTGCGGATTAAGCACATAAAAAACTCCACCTTCATCGTGACCATTCTTATTACTACACAAATCATCATCACAATAGCTTATTTTAAAGTCATTACATTTACAACAAGCATCTGTATTGTTTTCAATTTTATAAATAATCGTGCCCACCTTACACGGCAACCGCAAGAGCAATCCCTGCTCTTCGGCATCCTCATAATCTGCTAATTTTGTAAGTACTTTTGATGCATAATCACTTACCGTAGGATATCCTTCTCTGTCTATCATTGACTTTTTGCTTATAGCAGTGCCATTAAAATTTCTTTTTCTTTCTGTCAGTCTCTCCATCCTTGCTCCTTTCTTGAATCCTCGGTCTCTCTGCAAATTGAGGATAGCTGCAGCCATATGGTATATGATTCCAGTGGTCAAAATATCATACTGCAGAGCTGTTTTGCATACTATATAATTCATCTTCGCTATGAAATCCTATGCTCACGATTTTACACTCCTTTTCCGTATGTACTTGCGATTCTGTATACATTGCAAATTTCTCTGTAATATATTTCCTGTGCATGAATATTAGCATCCACACGGTCAAGTTCCGTCTCACACCACTTTGCAAATTCTTCTGTGGACAATGGTGTCTCTGAAACATCGAATTTCTCTCTGTTGTCAATCACAAAACGCACCATGTCAACCGGGATGTGGTTCAAATCCGCAAGAATCTGAATCTGTTTATCCTTGTCCTCTGCTTTTTCGTAATTCGCCAACAATTCATAACCTGTCATCTGCATTTATATCACCTCTTATCAAGTTTGATTTCTTTATCGTAGCAATTTTTCTTTGGATTTCCCTCTACTGGGGAAACCATCTTTTTAGGATCTGTGGTGTATGCTCCGTTTAGCTTTAAGCCGACTTTTCCTTTTTCATCCACATAGCATGACGGCTTGTAACGATCCGGTGGAATGTAGTTGTGAATTCGCCAGTGCTTCACCAACACGACACCACTGTCGAAAGATAAAAGGAATCTGCTGTCTATCAGTATCTTCAAATCATCATCAGAAGCACCACACATCCTTATGATTTTCCGTGGATTGTTCACAAATCCGTCATCATCAGCGTTCATACAGATATGGAAATAAAGCATTTGAGCCGTAGCAGGAATATCCAAAAAAGCATCACTCTCAATTATTTTTGCGCTGAACATTCGTTTTTCTGCCATTTAGAACTCCTTACTCAAAAATAGGCTTCTCAATATAGATCCCGGTGTTTTCCACCAGTTCTCTCCACAAGTCCATGAAATCCTTTCCGTTGCACTTGTCTCCTGCTTTGTCCATGTGGTCAGAAAACTTATCCTTGAAATTCTTCAGCTTCTTCTTACCAAATCCATCTTCCATAAGAATTACCATTCCATATAGGATGTACCTTGTGGACAACTCATTGATAAGGTTGTTACATCTGACCTGTTCCCGAATGCAGTTCTGCGCTACAACTGACTTGTAATGTGGATAATCAGCTTCGGTAAATTCCTTGTACTCAATCGTCCAGTCTGCAAAATCGTTAAGCTTGCTCTGTAACTCCGTATAAGGCTCATTCTCGTACTTTTCGTTGTACTCGGTGAATTTACCGCAAAAGTCGGAAAGTCTCGTCTGTGAGTACTTGTAGTCTTTCCACAAGGTATAGCAGAACAGTGTAAGTATTCCGGTGAATGGACTTCTCTCCGCAGACTGCTTCAAAAGTTCTGTCTGCCGCATGATTTTCAAAATATCCTGCGGATTGTCATATCGTTTTGGCATTTTATGTATCACCTCTTTTCAAGTTCTGGCTCTTTCCTTTTGCAATGAGTAGCACCGTATTCTGATTTTCCTACATATTCGTAGCAATCAACACATTTCCATCTACCACTTTGATACGGTTTGTGAGTACGTCCGTTGATTGAGTGCATTGTGTTTGGGTACTCATTCCAACAGCTACAATCGTAATTTTTTTCACTCATGTAATCTTCTCAAATTGATTTAACATGCATTCCTTACACAACTGGACACCTTCAAAATTGTAAAGTTCCTCTACATCCTCACCGCACTTATCGCAGTACAGATGCTTCACATGGCGGTTGGGACAAGCAGATCCAATACAAGGATAATTTCCAGCAGCGCATCCGCAGCATTCATCTTCGTATTTCACCATTTTCTGAAAAACTCCTTTAATTCATTACAGAATTGCTGAAATCTATACTTAAACAAGTACTTTTTAAAAGATTTAGTTTCATATTGATAGCAAAGATACATAATTTGTTTTTGAGTAGAAAGAGATTCATAAAACTCCTTGTCAGTTTCTTCAACATATTGTAAAAGTACTTCATAGTCTGTTTTATTCATTACTTTCACCGTCCTTTTCTCCATGCAAAAATTCCATAAACTTCTGATACTGTTTCTGTGAAACTGAATTGTTCTGCTTCTCAGGCTTCAAACTGATGACCAAATGTTTATCTGCAATGTTCGATAGTTCCCTTGCAAGATTGATTCTGCCTTGTGCCAGTCCATCACGGTAACCTTTTCCCGGTCGGTACTCTGCGATCTGCTTCTTTCCATCACCTTGACCACCGGCTGTTTTGTTGCGAAGCTGATATCCCTTGTCCGCATAACACTTAATCCAGTACTGTTCCCACTTATCCAGTTTATCTACCGGATAATGTAAGAATCCGATTTTCCAACCGTATATGTTCTCCGCAGAATACAATCCGTGGCTTTTCATGGATAAATCAATGTGCTGATATCCTGAGAGGTGTTGTGCCAGTCTTGTCAGCATATGTTTAGCCTGCCCTATGTACGCATAACGGATTCCGTCCTCGTCCATCCGTGTCAGGAAATATATACCGCTGCCATCATCAACGTGAGGATTGATCTCCAGTATCCGCTTCTTGTTTTTGGATTCAATGGCCATTGCCTTTCGATAATTTTGATTGCTCATCGTTCTCCCTTCAATTTGCCAACATGGCTTTTTCAAACTCCGACATATCTCCGTAGTCAGTTTGCATCATTCCTTTGTTTGCACCGAACCTTTTCTCCGCCGGTGTCTCTTTGCTCTGACTACTGGATTTTTCCCAGGTCCTTACCGCCGCTTTCCAGTCCTTCATGTGATTTTTTCCAACCATCCAACCTTTGCACGAATAGAAATCAACAAACTTCTGCGGATCAACTTTATTGTTCCGCTCTTGGCAATAGGCACGAACATCATCAACGGTCGGGGGGATAAATTTTTTCTTAGAACCTTTAGGTTCTTCTTTTTTATTATTCCCTTCTTTATATTCTTCTTTTGTTGGGAATCGTTCGGGAATCGTTTGGGAATCGGTTGGGAAACTGCTTGGGATGATTTGGTAAGCATCGTAATTATTTACCGTAAATACAGTGTATTTCGAGGTTACATGCTTGGTAATCTCCTTGGTAGAAATTAGATGCTTTACTGCGGTTCTTACTTCGTCAACCGTGAGTTGTGTCTCCTCCGCTAATCGCCCATACGATGAAGGAAATGAACCCCTGGGGATCACAGTTCCCTCAATCTTCTTGTCTTTCCAGTAGGCCTTTAAAAGCATATGAATAAATACACGGCAGGTATTTATATTCCCATACCATTCCCAATCCAGTATCTTTCGGCTCAGCTTTATGTAATCCATTCAGCCCACCTACCCTATTCCAAATTCTTTGAGTGACATCTGCCCTGTATCCTCTGCCTTTGGTGTCAGGCACTTCCGTATAGCCTTACAACGCTTATTGCAACTGCTCGTCCTTGCCTGCTCCCGGAATAGATATTCCTTTGCTCTCTGCCGGTCTTCCATGCTGCCATCCGGTTGGAAATATCCATTGTCAATATTGATAACCAATGTCCCTCTGAGCAGTAGTGCATCTTCCAATTCCTGACGGATTTTCCGATCACTCATGTTTGTATCTGATACAAGTTTTTGTCTTGATATTCTGTTGGCATAACCAAAAGGTATGTAATTCTCAATCAGTATATAGACCACCTCCCGGGCGGATCACCGTCCGCCCTGACACTAATAATGGCTGTTTGTGAGACACCACTACATGAACGGTTTCTTTCGCCCCGCAGGGCAGGTGTTGCAACCTTATAGGTAAGACCTTCCAAACTCTTTTATAAACTCATCACGGGTGCCGTAATGCTCCTCATAATACCGCTGGCATTCCTGCTTCAATCTCAGGTCAAGTCCTTGATTCGGTTTCATGTGCACACTGTCCGGTCCGTATGTATGCAAGGTCGGATGCAAAGGTACCAGGAATCCTCTTTCTTCACTGGCTTTCTTTCGGCTGCCATTAAACACATGGTGAATATGGACTACTCCCAAATGGGTGATATAGCAGGATCCCATATCGTCCGTAAGAACGCTCCAACACTTCTTCATGGCTTCCACGCTTTCATCATTTCTTCCAGTTCCGCAGGAGTAAGGGTTTCAATTCCAACTTCCTTACATTCGGATACCAGTCCATTGATAAGTTCGCTCATCTCCCTGGTGTCGTAATCGTGAGAGCCACGGTACATGACATATGTGCGATACATGGTTCCGTCCTTGCCTTCACGCACTTGTGATGTCGGACCGATATGGTAAGTCTCAGCTTCTAATGCTGTGTTCTCTGCCTTGTCCGTGTCCGGGAGTGTTAGAGTGACAAGCTTTCCCTCGATGTATTCCCTCTGTCCGTACTTCCTCAGGATCATGTTGTGCATCCGTCCCTTGGAAATATGCATTGCCTCTGCCAGCTTCGTGATCAACTGCCAGTAATATGCATTCGCATCCAGTGACCGCTTTTGACGGAATTTAACAGCGGTAATGGTCAGCTTCTCTGCATCCTTGATACCGTCAAACTGGCTGGTCACGGCATCGGCTGAGTCCGCTTGAAACGATATGTTATATTTGCCCGAAATGAAATCCATTGTGATTCCAGCCACTTTCCCGGTAAATTCCATTATCAATCATCCCCATATTTCTCTCTCAACGTCTGCAGCATCATTCCCACTTCTGATCCCGTCAAGTTTTCTACGGTCTTGTTGTTACTTTTAGCCCAATAAGCAAGATTAACCTTATGTTTCTCACATAACTGTTTCAAGACCGTCATGCTCGCAGCGGAAGGCTGAGCATCATCCTGAGGGATTCCCATCTGAAAAGGTCTCGCTTCTTCTTTCAGCCACAAATCAAATCCCAATCCTGTATTGATAGCAACGCATTTTACAAAAGATCTGCACATGCTGTTCCAAACCCTCTGCTGCGACATGGAATTATCTTTTACTGGATTTGTACCATTCATTACTGGAGACTGCATCTCAAATTCCATGTCATCGATTACGACCCGTATTCTTGTCTCATAGCAACGATTAGTATTATTTTTGCTGTCCGAAAAGACCGCCTCTGTCATACGTAGACTTGTTCCTGTTTTCTCATCGGGAATCGGAGTCCAACGAACCACCTTTGCACCGTTCTCATGCAAAAGAGAAATGCATTTTGCCCAATTCAGATAAAGCATCCCATCTCGCTCTTCGCAAAATGGTCTTACATCTATTTTTCTTAATTCATCCCAAGATTTAAGTGCCACTATATTCTTCCTTTCTCCATGCTCCACCGCTGAAGTACCATTCAACAAGCATGGTTCTAAATTCCTTCTGATCTTCCTCTGACCCATTTAAGCACTGATCAAGTGCATATTCATAAGCTTCCTTCTCAGGTACAAAATCACCAGTACCATATTTGTGATAACCAGGCTCTTTTAATGCTTTTTCTTGTTGTGGATAACAGCTTTCCCACAAAGAATCCACAACCATGCGGTTCTCAATTCTTTCCGGCATCCTTATCACCGTCCTTTTTTATCCACCTCTAATTTTGCATTTTTATCCTCACTTTCTTTATCAGAAAATTCATTGTGGCTTTTTGATTTCCACTTGTAATAACTGCATTTTTCGATTGTGTCAGTGATTGCGATAACTACTAGCAAAAAGCAAATTAAAAATATTAAAATAAATAAAATTTCCAATTATATTTTCTCCCTACCTATATTTATCATGTTTTTATCTGGTATCCTTATCATCGTCCTCTTTTTTTATTCCGAGGATTGCCTTAAGTCCATCGGACGCAAAGGCATCACCGCTTTTTAACATCTGCCTGGCAGATATAAGAATCCGCAATGCCTGTATTCCACAGATAAAGTCATCGTAAGGAACAGTGATCATCAATTTTTCCTTATCTCCCATTACTCTTCCACCTCCACAAGTTCACCATTTTCCAATCTATACCATGTATCAGGCTTCACTTTTTCACCATCTACCCGGAACATCTTCGCACCGACAAACTCCCATGCTTCCTGCTCTGCTCTGTCGTATCTATCATCCTCTTTACTGCCAATATATTTCCATTCAGCAAGAACGATATGGGAACCAAGGACACCCATTGCTTTTCCTTTGTATCCCCATGCAACCGCAACGCTCTCAGGATCGTTGGCAGAGGATGCACCTTTGTAACCTGTGGCAGATGATGCACCGCAGTTACCTGTGGCAGATGATGCACCGTAGTCA